TGCCACCGTCTTGTTTACCTAAAGCTTTTTTAATTCGTTTATTAAAATCATCGTCAGATTCTCTTTTCTTTTTAGTCATAGCTTTCTTTTTAGGCGATGCAGTAGAGGAAGGCATCTTTATAGTTGCACCTGCACGTATCTTATCTGCATTCTTTATTTGAGGATTAGCAGCCATTAACGCTGCTACTGTAGTGCCTTTACTTTTAGCAATTTGAGATAAAGTGTCTCCACTTTTAATCTTATATGTTTTAGTAGGCATGTCTTTATAAGAGTCTCTTTCTTTAGAAGCTGCTTTTGCTGTGGCTGTTGCAGCTACTTTTTTAAAAGTATCTACTTTTTTAGAAGCTTCTTTTGCTTTATTTTCTGCAGCTAATTTTACAGGAATACTTGTAAATCTATCTACGTTAGGTTTTTTAGATTTATTTTTAGAAAACTTTTTAAACTTATCTACATCACTTTTTCCTTCATAAAAAGGACTACCTTTTACAGTTCTTTGATCTCGTAACTCTTTAAATTCTTCCATTTTAAGTATCCTTTAATTATTTAGGTTGCAGCAAAGACACGTACATTAGCAGTACTGCCTGAAGTATTATAACATTCTATACGATCTATTGTATCAGCCGACCACGTAGTTTCCCACGTATCAATCTCAGTCTGATGATTACTCTCATTAAACGTGCCAGCCATGTCACCCATGTTACGACTGTCATCACTACCTAGTACAAACGGTACACCAGCTATTAATTTAACACAAAAACCATTTTCTATGTTAGATGCTGCTAACGTACCACCCTCATTACAGACGAGTTGTAACTCAACAGATTGATCTGACTCTATCCACATAAAGTCAAAGTCTGTTAATAACGTATCATTCCATATTTCAACAAGAGAGCTATTAGTAATAGCGTAACGTTTATCAAAGTAGTGAGTTATAGTTATTGCGTCTGTAGCCGTAGTGCTTCCCCCAGTGATAGTGTGTGTATCATCATCAGGAATATCTACGGTAAAGTGCGTAGTTAAATTGAGGGTAGCCATAAGTTAGTTGCTCCATTCTTTCTTTAGATAATTCTGAATTAGGTTGGCTTTAGTAAACATATTTTTATCTTTGGTTGAACCTACATAGGTGGTTATTTCAAATAGATTGTGTAATATGTACGATTGTTCGTAGGAGATGTTAGAGGAAATCCATCCTACTATATTCTTTCGTACTCCCTCAGTAATTTTTTCTACACCATGAGGGTATATAATGGGAAAGATAGCCATCTCTCCTGCTTTTAACTTTTTAGCTATTCGTCCTACAGGAGTCTGTAATATAAACTCTCCACCTTCATAATCTTCTTCTAGATTTATACTAAAACCATAATCAAAGAAAACATTGTTAGACTTAGGTTGTGCTTTAAATTCATCTATGTGTAGGTCGTAGTAATCATCTTTCTTGTATTGATTGTAGAAGTTAACGGACACTCTGGTAGGACAATAAACACTATCCATGTAGTAGGTGTCGTATAGTCTGTTAGTGACTATCTTTCTAACGTCATCAGGAATGTTAGTAGCTTCTGTATTACGTTTCATTCCTTCTTCTGGTTGTGTTTGTTTGCCGTCTTTAAAGTTATGTTGTTTAATACTTTTAGAACATATCTTAATATCATCTTCATTCAGTATCTTAAAAAAACGCATGATTGTATTTCCTTTTTTTCATTACAATATCAAATCATATCAAAGAAAGTGTAGGGTTTTTACACAGAACCCTACAAAACTGTTGTAATGTTACGTACCCGTAGATACAGTTGCTGATTCAACAGGATTAGTAGAAATATCCACTAACACAACATGTATACGAAAACGTAGAGCCGTTTCTCCTGTTGAGCCACCGTCAAGAACGAGAGCATCAATAGTATCTGCAGCAGTAAGAATACGAGCATTAGCGCCCGATACACCTATAGCAGCTTCTAAAAACGGAGAAAAACCAGCAGCTAATGGAGAACCGTCAAGAAAACAGTCAATATCTCCACCAGTAAAGCCAATATCCATTGTGACTTGACCATTACCACGAACTTCTAGAACTTCTAGACAGCCCGAAACAATCATGGTATCTGCAGGAACGTCAATCAATTGAATGATGTCACCTCCAACACCACCACCATCAACGGTATCCCACACAGGAGAAGTCATAACATATGGAACAGCAGCATTGGAAGGATGTCCAATAGTGCCACCACCTGTTGTAGTACGATTATAAGTAGTCATTATTCAGTTCCTCCTTTAACTATCTAGGTCCATAAGACCGTTAAATACACCTTTGTATCCATCACCCGAACCACGAATAACTTTACGTCCAAATACGTGTAGACCACGTACAATGTCAGCAAAACTATTAGGATCACGAATAACTTCTGTCTTAGCAATATGTGATGCTGTAACAGCAGCAGACATATGACCGTAGATTATAAGCGTTTGTCCAGAAGTACCAGAACTACCAAAAACACTTGTTGCAGCAGAACCAGTAGTTCCTACACCAATAGCATTGGATTGATACATGCTAAAACCATGTAGCTTCTGTTCAGTTACTTTACCGTTTAGAAGTGGAGATTGTGATCCACCTGTAATGGACATGTCCATAATTTTAGAGGCAGCACTACGCAGAACTTGATAGAACTGTGGAGCAGCAACTAAATAACGGTTTTCTTCTGGTACATCGTTCTTATCTAATTCAGCGGCAGCTTGAGCCACTAGATCAGCAACTTCATCACCAGTATTGGCAGAAGTTCCCTGAGTACCTAGTGTACCTGTTGAAGCAGCAGAGCCATCATAGATAGCTTTTAGAACGTTGTAGTCATAGGCTTTCTTTAATTGGTATGCACCTGAAGAGGTAGCAAGAGCCTCAAAGTTTAAGTGGCTATGACGTTCTTCGATATCATCGACCTTAAAGGCAAAGTAGTTGCCTTGATCTACTACCAACTGAATTTGGTCATCTGCCAATGCTTCAGTATTAACGGTACTGCCACGCTGATAAGCGTTGACCGAAATGGTAGGTTCTTTGATGATGTTAACGGTATCCCCAAAGTTTTCAATTTCTCCAGCGTAGTCGGTATTAGTGATAGCTTCCGCTACCGATGCACGACGAAAGAATTTGAGAACTTTCTGGGAGTAAATAACGGGTACAAAATTACCTGTTGGTAAATTTCCGTACCCTGCGGCTGTAGTAAATGCCATGATAAACTCCTTTTATATCATAAACTATTTCTTTGTTAGTCTACAGAATCCATAACTCGACCCTCTTTTAAAGCTCTGTCGATTTCTTTCTCGACTTTTTCATACTCATGAGATTTAAGCTTGGATATTTCCTGTACTGACCAAATCTTTTTGTCATTCTGAAAGTCATCTAAAGAACGTTTTGTGTTTGTTCTTGTAACAGCTTGCGCTGCAGAATTTGAAGGACTAGATTGTGATCGTTTTGGTGACTTGAATTTATTGTGAGATTTAGGCGTTTTAATGTTATTATCAGCCTTAAACAAATCAATAACTCTAGCGGCCCATTTAACATCTGTATTATTTTTATAGATGCCATCAGCCATATTAGACGGTTGTTCATCAAGCCAAGAAAGAAATACGTCACTTTCTTTTAGAACGTCAAAGTCAGGATGAATATTAAGGAGTTGCTTTCCGGCAGTTTGTACTACTGCTTCTTGTTCTTTAAGTCGCAAGTCCGAAAGTTTTTCTTCTATTTCTTTAACACGTTCATTAGCTTGAAGAGTAGAGATTGTTTCAACGACATCGTAAACATCAGGATACTTTTCTTTGAACTCATGCAACTCTTCTTCAGTCTTGGGCAACTCTCTAATAGATTGTTTTTTTGCCTCTACGGATATCTTAGCATTAATAAGTTCTTTTTCTTGTCTCCATTCGTTTAACTTAGTGTCATAGTGACGTTTTAAATCATCATAACGCTTTTTAAAGTCGTGAGTTTGTTCTCCATTCTTTTTACTAGAAGCCAAACCTTCATGTTGAGCTAACTGTTGACGAGTAGCCTCTACGGGGTCATCAAATTCTTGCTCTTCTTCTTCGTTAAAAGTTGGTTCTTCTAGATTACGCCTGTATGAATTCTGATACGGGGTAGGCTCTAGTTCTTCTTGAGTTTGTTCTTCCTCATTTAAATTGTTATCAACCATAGTTTACCTCTCCTTCTAATGGGGCTGTACGTTGTTGTGTACAGGTTGCCTCGGTAGGTTTATTAATGACGGGGCCATGTAAAGATTACACAGGTAGCCGTCTACGCTAGAAACAACGTTTGGAATTCCTTATTACGTTGCTCTAATTCTTTTTTCACACCGTTACCTGATGTGTAATATCTTTTATATTCTTGTGACATGACTTCTGTGTTGTCATCTATTACTGCGTTAACAAACTTAGGAAACTTACGTAAACCGTTACCACCTAGATTGTACGCAAAGTCTATTATCATTTCTTGACTGTTTACACAGAGATCATCAAAGGATGCATTGAAGTGTTGTGATAGTACAGTAGAGGCTGAGTCACTAGCAATATGTATATCTTCTACTAGTAGATCATCAATCTCTATATCTGTTAAACCTTTAGCGGCTTGCTCTAGTTCAGAGTTTAGTAGCTTATGTCCGTAGCCTATTGTGTCATTACCGCCTTCAGGAGAAGCATGAGAGTACCAAAGTTCATCATCATTGTTCCAGCCTGTCTTACCGCCATTCTCAACTTTCTTGAGATACTCTATAAACACATCAGAAATCATACTAGCTTCTCATCTGTACGTTGTTTGGTCAGAAAGGACTTTTCGTAACCCGATAACACGTTAAGAGCGTCTTGAGCATTTTGTCTCATCTGAGATACGTTCTTTGGAGTTATGTCTTTAGGTTCAAAGCCTAATCCTTGATGTATTTGTCCACCGTTTGCGTATCCTGAAGGTGCAGAGAAACCCTGTTTAACTTGTTGACCGTTAGGTGTTACCATAGCAGGTTGTTGTGCCATAGTACGCCTCTGTTCGTTTGTAGCATCAGAGGTATCTTGTTCTAGTATTTCTGCGTCTTTGTCCTTAGAGATTACAAAACCACCTTTTTCCATCATAGGCATTGCAGGAGCGCCTTGTGGCGGCATAGCTGCTTGTGGCATACTCTGTGGCGGCATAGCCTCTTGTGGCATAGCTTCAGGCGGCATAGCCTCTTGTGGCATAGGCTCTGGCGGCATAGCTGGTGCTTCCTGTGCAAAACCTTCTTGCATTGCATCAGTAATAGGTGCTTCTGTTTCTTGTTGAGAAGCTGCAGGTTCTTGACCTTCTTTCTCTAATTGCTTACGTAACTCTAGACCTTCTTTTTGTAGTTTATCTAGATATTTCTTACCACCACCAAAGAAAGGCACTAGTCCTTTAGGTATACGATACTCATAGTTGCTGATTCTAATAGGCACATCATCTGTAGGATCTATTTGTGTTCCTGAAAGATCAACCTTATTCTCCATAGCTAGATCAATGGCTTCTTTAGCGTAACGGTTTAGTTGATTGAGGCCGTGCAATAGAACAGTCTCGTAGGGTAGAATGTAATCACCCTCGTCTGCAGTCTGTGGTATATCATCTGCTACAGACATCTCTCCACCCTCTTGTGGTGGCATAGCTTCTTCTTGATTGATCATACCTACGTCTGCGTCTGCACTCTCCATTGGTGCAGGTGCTGCGAAACCCTCTTGCATTTGTTGTGGTTCTATTGCCATTGTATTCTACTTTCTATTTGTTTAATAAACTTAGTATTATTACCAATCATCACCATAACTATCTCCTGCTCCTGCATCATCACTTGCACCATCGTATCCACCATCGCCATCTCCGTAGCCTTGATCATCTTGTCCACCATAATCATAACTACCAGCTCCTTGAACACCAGATGCACCAGCACCAGAGCCTCCATCCCATCCACCAAGCTGATCTTGACCCTCATCGTTATATTCTATACTTCCATCTTTATTTACTTTTGACCCCATATCAAAATCTATACTTCCAATTGCTTGACCAATAGGAGTAGATGTAGGTAGGTCTAATTCAGCAGCTTCTTTATCAGCAGCAGCTTTATTAGCTATTGGATTTTGAGCGTCCCAATCTCTTCCAAGACCTTCAGTAAGTTCATCTGTTTGCCATCCCGGTAACCCAAAAGTGTCTACTTTTGATAATTCTTTAACAATATAATTCTGTTTAGGAGTAATAAATCCTACTGGTCCTAATGGAGCAGTTAAACCTAGTTCTTTATCTAACGCACTTTGGTATTGTTCAGCAAAAGGATCATTAAGTACATCAGTATAGCCATCTTCCTGACCACTTACAAAATCATAGTCAGCAGACATCTTACTAGCTCTAGCATCTTCTTTTATTTCTGAGACACTCTTACCAAAGTTATTTAGCCAATCTCCTATAGACTTGAAAGCATACATACCGTCCATCATTCCGGCTTTTCCTTCAGAGTTAACAGCAACACCTTGAGCATTATACCCTGCTATGGTATTAGGATTTGCTTGTGTACTATTATCAAAGTGTCTTCCTTTTTGACCTTCTTCTAAATCTACGCCTGATAGAGCAGCTACAGTAATCATTCCTAAAGGAGTAGCTGCCATTCCAAAACCTAAAGAAGTAAACAATCCACTTAATAGATTAGAACCTACAGACTTACCCACATATGTAAGAGATGTATTTATACTAAACTTAGAGAAAGGATCAGAAATAATAGCTACAACACTATCTATTGAATCAGTTACGTGTCTTCCTATATAGTTTAGTGGTCCCTCTTCAGTAATAGTGTTTATTTCTTCACCAAGAGCATTTAGCTCACCTAGTAATGCATTTGTTCCTTTTTCAGCAGCAGCAATAATGTTTTTACTGCCGTTCTTTAAAACTTTATTAATTTCTTCTATTGTATTAAAATTATTAAAATCTTCTTTAATTGCTTCTAAATCAAAAAGTTCTTTTGGTATCTCTAAAGATATATTATCTAAAGGTGTAGAGATACTTGTTCCCTCTGAAGTATTACTTTCATCACGTACAGAGGTATTCAGTGAAGAAGAAAGTACTTCTTCCATTTGAGTTTCAGTAGGAGTTGTGTCTGCCGTTGAGGTATTTTCTTCAGTAGGATCAAAAACATCAGTAGCAGCAGAAGCTCTAGAACGTTTAAAAGGAGCTTGACTATACACTGAAGCTCCACCGGGAAACTGCCCATAGAAACCTCTAGCAGACATACCCTCTGGAACACTAGGCAGTAGCTCGTTACGTTCCATAGGCGTACCTGTAGCTATCTTAGAGGTTATGTCTGAAGCAGTTAGTCGTTGTGTAGCCATTATTTCTCTTTGCTTACCTGTGCTGTATCATTAACCGACTTCTTGAGAACCACCAAGGTTTCCAGTAAAGCCAGCTTCCCCTGTAGTCGGCGCATTTCCGACTCCGATTCCTCCACCACCAGCCGTGTCCTGTGGAGCGCCACTAGCTCCTTGAGGTACTCCTCCAGCCCCTCCCATACTAGGTGATTGTTGACCAGCGGCAGCAGGAGCGTTGCCTGTTTGTTGTTCATTCATGCCTCTCAATATTTCTGCAAAGATTGCTGCTTCACTGACATTATTGACTAGTGAGTCAGGATCAATGTCTTGACTAATAGCAAGCTCTCGCACTAAGTTAGGTATCTTAATAAATGGTGCTAACATAGGATTAGCTATAGTTTGTAGTAGCGCAGTTAGACGCTGTGTGCGTACTTCTTTCTGTACAACTGCGCTAGTACCTTTAGGTTTAATCTCTAGATCACCTATCTTCTCTGGTGTCTCATCGTTAAATTGCATGTTCCACTGAAAGAAAGCTTCACCTAAAGGTTTAAGTAGAAAATCATCTACGTTCTTAATAACTGTCTTGACACTTAGTCCTGCACTAGACATTAACATACTGAGTCCTGCGGCAGTACGTCCTGTACCGCTGACTCCTGTCTGCCCATGCGAGATACTTTGTATACCTGTTTGCTCGTCAGCTAACTGCCTAGCTTTGTCGTACATCTGTATGTTTTCACCAGCAGTACTCGGAAACTTAATGGCGTTTACTGCAGTACCAGTGACTCCTGACTGTCTACGAAAGACTTTGCCGGGAAAGATGTCGTAGGATTGACCGGGAACTAGTTGTGTTTCATCTATGTCAAATACTAGATGTCCTGCTAGTGCTAGATTGTCGATAGCCATACGCATATGACCATTCATGAGAAGTTGGCTATCTTCCATGTTCTCGGCTACACCTACACCAAACAATTGATACGGATTAAGCTCATACGGAAAAGAGTGATAGGGTATACGTGCAGGAATGAAAGGATTAATAACGAAACGTAGTAGTTCTTGTCCACATATCCAGACGTTTACTTGAACAGAGTCAAGATCGCCCTCAATGCTGTCAAGATCAATTCCAAAGTCTTCTGCAAGATTGCTATCAAGACTTCCCCAATACTCATAAATCTCGTAACGACTAGTCGAGTAAGTAGGATCATCTTCGTTAGAGTGTAGTGAAGATTCAAAGTAACGTTCTTGATAGTTAGGTCCACTAGCAAGTACGTTTCCGATAGCTTCTTCATCAAAGTGTGGACGATTAATAAGATCACGTATTTGCTCCCTGTTCATTCTATGACGTTGTATGACGTACTCTGCATCAGTTACGCTTGTTGCGCTAGGATCAGGATAGAAATCCCAACAACTCACGGACTCTATCTTAGGTACAGTTCTCTCTATAGGTTTGTAAGTTTTTGCACCATTCTCATCTTTAATCCAATTATGTATTGTTTTAGTATAATTGAATGGTCCTTTAATTACACCTGTACCTAGTAGCGCACACTCAAAGATAGAGTGACGTAGTACAGTTACAGCACTAGTGTCTAGTAGCTGATCTTGTATGCACTTCTCCATTACACGGGCAGCATCTGCTGCAGGTTCAATCTGAGGTTCAGCCATACGTGCAGGACCAGAAGCTAGATTAGCACCTTTGTATTTTCCTGCTAATCCACCTAGCTCTGCAGCTTGTGGCGTAGGAGTAGCCTCCATTGCACCGGGAAGTAGTTCTTTACCGTCACCCTCAAAACCATAAGGATCTTCTGAGTTGCTTTCTACTGGTACTTTACTTAGATGGGCAAACTCATCTATACCCATAGGCATAGGTGTAGATTCAACAGAAATAGGAAACTTATTATTAGCAAATAATACATCTATGATTTGTCCGTAAGCTGCTAACACTTTAGTCTTTGTTATTTTAATGAAGACTTGACTGCGCTCGTTGCTACGGTATTGTGTGCTAGAGTCGTAGACACCACGATAGTTCTTGTAGGCTTTTAGCCAACGTTCTTCTTCTAGTTGTCTACCTGTCTCAGCATTACGAAAACGTTCCATGATAGTGCCAATAATACCTGTAGCTCCTTTAGCTTCAGGAACGTCAAGCATTTCATCGCCTTCGTAGTCGTTTGTATTATCTGCCATATGTATGTTTCTTTTTCTGTACTTAGATACTCTGTTTAGATGAAGCCATGATCATACTAGCTTGACCCATATGATTGTTACCTGACGTTGAAGGAAAATCTTCCGTTAGAACACTTTCTTTAACACCTACGCCAAACTCTAGACTTTCACGATGTAGTGCTGATTCATTAACGTCTGAAAATGCACCTTGTTTACTCATTTGACCCATGATGTAGCCTTTTCCGTACATTTGCTTGTTACCTGTTGGCATGTTACTCTCTCCTTTGTTGTTGTTG